ACTCCAGACAGGACACGATTGACAGAAGACATGCTAGAGACTTCCTGAAAGGTATTGCTAATGACCCTGATGTTCACACTCTCAAGATGATTAACGATGATTCAAACAACACAACTCCATACACTGAAACTCAATATCAGGTCTTTATAAAAGACTATTCAGAAACCCTGTTAAGGAGAGATTTGATTAATGGTGTATACTATTGGGACTGTAATATGACATTGGAAGAAGTGTAATGCTAACTAAAGACATTTATGGGAAAACACTGTCTGATTCTTTCAATACAGCTATTAGCGCATACGCTCAAAAAGTAAAACCTAGAGTTAAAATTCAATGGCTGGATAGCCGTCATATTGATAACTTAACAACAACCACTAACTCAGCGAATGTTGCCGGAGAGAGAAGCTCTAGCTACTACTTCAGTCCACAAAATTCTATGAGTGGAAATGACAGACAAGGCTTCACTTGGGGTGTATGTGATTCCAAGGATGTTAATGGTCAAGTAATCACCGCTGATGGCACATGGTACACAATGCCAACAAATCTTGACGATCATTACAAGTACGGATGGTGGTCAACAAATAAAAGTCAGTCATCCGCATCGGGAACATACAATGGTTATGGTTTCGTTACTGAGCCATATGTTGAATATACTTTTACACAGAGAAAAGTAAACAGAATTAGGGTTGCAACATCTGAATTCAATGGTCGAATTAAAGATTATACTTTATATGTTTATAACTCAACATTAACATTGATTCTGCAAGAAGATGGAACAATGCCTGATGATGCTTATTTTGTTGATCATTGGGTCTCAGCAGCCCTTGCTTCACAAGATGTTTATAGAATCAAAGTCCTTGTTCACTCAACAAAGAACCCTGTTGATAATGCAAGGATTCAAGAGGTGTCTCCTATTTATGAAACTGATTTGACAGATTATGTCATCTCTCATTCAGTTGATAGAACAAGGGACTTGCATGATACAAGCTTGCCAATTGCTGGCACAGGTTCTTCTTCTGCATCCATTACGCTAGATAACACAAATAAAGAATTTAATATGTTCAGCTCTGGATCAATATTTGGACCTTATATGAAAAAAGATTTAAAGATAACTATTGCTAATGGTTGGAGGATTAAGAAAACAGATGATGTCATTTCAACGACACAGCTTTTGAGTTCAATATCAAATTCCTCTTCAACAATCATGGTTAAAGATGGGGATATCTTTCCTGATGGTGGTGCAGGTAATTCTTTTGTAATCATTCTTTCCCCTAATACTCAGGATGAAGAATATGTTCTTGTCTCCAGTAAGTCTGGAACAAGACAATTGACAGTTGAATCTCGTGGTTATGGAAATACTGTTGCAAAAGCCCATTCAGCAAACGCTACTGTCACATTTGACCCATATGAGTATGTCCATGCCGGGACATTTTATGTTGATGAATGGTCAGGTTCTTCATCAATGCAGGTCTCCATTAAAGCTAATGACGCATCAAAGTTCTTGACAGAAAAGCAAATTACAAAAGGTTTCTTCTTGCAGACCACAACTGCTGGCGATGCTATTGGGAATCTATTGATGATGGGTAATTTCCCACAAGCTGACTACAAACAACTTGTCCGTTACATTGATGAGCCAAAGAGGATTGGGGCAATTGCTCAGTATTCTTTTAATGAACCAACAATTGATAGATCAGCCAATGTCGTTGTTCCATCAACAGGTTTGAGAGCAAGGTTCTGGGGTATTCCAAGCGGTAAAGAATATCTTGTAACAGATATTGTTGCTGATGCAATGGATAAACAATTATCAGATATGGACAAAGCTCTTGGTCTCAAGGCATTCATCTCCCCCAGCTATGTTGCGCTATCAAAGGATCTGGTTGATTCAAATGCGGGTGCAGCCGTATCTCTTGAAGATTACGAGTTCACATCTTTTGGGGGTGAGGTCAATGATATTTATTACAACGGTGTTATTGATGGATACTATATTCCAAGCGAATCTGGTGTTCAAGAGTTATTTATGAAAGTCAAGAATGGCGGTGTTCGCGTATTCTTTGATGAAAATTTAATTATTAATGAATGGTTTAATCATGTTGGAGTATTAACTGATGTATCAAGCACTATATCCCAAAATCTTGATTTAGATGCTGGTATTCCTTACAAGATTAGAATCGAATTCTTTCACACATTCAACACATCGGTATATCCGACATCCGGTGAGATTGTTGCAGCAGGTCTTCCCTCAACACTTTACGCAACATCTGCTTCGTTACAGACAGCTGGTAACATAACTTTAACTAATAGACCTATTGTTGAAAATGATGATGGAACAGTAAGCACTCTTCGCTCAATAAGTTTTAATGATGGAGCCAATGAAGTTGTTATACCAACAGTTGTTAATGGAATTATTGTTGATAACACAACTGCAATTAATCACTACATTGCAACCGGTTTTCATCTTGGAAAGTTTGCAACAGGTGCAACAACAGCAGCTTCAATTTATGCTGCAGCCCTTCATACAATCCAAGAAGCTTGGATTGATTTGGTTCAACCCTCAAAGTTTGATTTGGAATTCTGGAGATCAATTGGCGGTACTGACGAAATAGTTCCAGCTACAGACTGCGCAACCATCGTAGCCTTTGACGCAATAGGCTCTAGGGATGCTTCTCCTGTGATTTCTAACAAGAATGCCAACCACCACAAGAATGATGCAATTTATAACAACCTTCCCCTTCTCGCTCAACCAACAGGGTTGGTCTCTGAACCGGACAATAAATCTGTATCCTTGACCGGAACGAGCTATATAAGAATCCCCTACCACTCATCACTTGACATCGTAAATAGTGCTAGTGTGAATTATACTGGTCGTTGGTCAATAGAGATTTTTGCAAAGTTTCCTAGCGTATTTGCTAGTGGCGGAGAATACTTGTCAAACTGGAATACGGGAGCTGTCTCCAATGGTTTTGCTTTCTTCAATACATCATCATCTCATGGGTTTAAGATATATACAGCAACGGGGTTAGTCACGGTGTCTTCATCAACAGCTCTCTCAACCGCAAATTTCTCTCACCTTTTAGTTACATGTGATGGTTCTCGTGTTTATTACTATGTAGATGGTGTTCTTAAAAATTCTACTGCACTAGCATCTGCACCAATTACTTGGGCTTCAGATGATATTACAATTGGTGGTAGAGGTTCTTCTTATACGGAGTATGTTGATAATGTAACGCCTTATGGAGAGACTGCTCCATCTTCATACGCAAACTTTGTAATTGATGAGTTTGCAATTTACAATACATTTTTAAGTCAAGAGCAAATAACTAATAGATACATTGCCACTAAGATTCAACCATTAACTGTGTTCCCTTTCTTGTACGGTAATGATAATAGTATTAGAGAAATTATTGACACTATCTCTTTGGCTGATTTTGGTCGTATGTATATTGAAGAAACAGATAACTCAAGGTATGACCACTTCAATAGATTCTTTGAGTCTTCAATTGATCAACACGCAAATGTCCAAGCGTCAATTTCTGGCGATACACACATCACATCCGCTGACTTCAGTGTTCAGCTTCAAGTTAACAAGGTAACGGTGAATATTGCCGGACTGACATCAATCCTTCAGGGTCGTCAAGGTCTTTGGAACGCAGAAGACCCAACAACTCTCGGTGTTGTCACACTGGCTGCAAACGCAACATCATCTTCAACAAGTATTATCGTTGATACAACCGACAATCCCCCATTCCCGAAGAACGGTTATTTAAAGATTGATAGTGAGATTGTAAAATACACATCGATTACATCAAATTCTTTCAATGGTCTTGAGAGAGCGCAGTTTGACACAGTTGCTGCTGCACATACCACAGCAGCAAAAGTGCGGGAAGTTAAATATTACGACATCAAATATGACAAAGCTCCTGCCTTCGACATCCAAAGCCCCTTCATCAGTGCTATTCGCTATGAAGACCCAGACCTTGTGGAAATTCACAGGTTCTTGCCAACGGCTTATGGTGCTGAGTTAATTATGGTCGCTTCAAACTCCGTTGAGGCAAATAGTTTTGCTTACCTTCAGGGAACAAACCCCCTTACAGGGGAAGTCCAATTGACATCAATTGCTGGTACACCGATTCTTACCACAGAACAGGCAAGTCAGGTTAAGACGCAGAGCGGAACACTTGCTTCAGACATTAGAAAATACGGTCTAAAGGAAATTGTAATTGATAATCCTTATATTACAGATGCAGAACACGCTACAAAAATAGCTAATTTCATGATTTCCAAATTGGCGGAACCTGTCCCTATTATCAATATCAACGCAATGGCTATGCCTAAACTACAATTGGGTGATAAGATTCGCATTACCTCTATGAATTCACTTGATATAATTAATAGTGATTACTGGGTTGTCTCCCACAGCATGAGTGTTGGAGATTCCTTAGATCATTCAATTACATTAAGGAAGGTTGTCTAATGGCAAGAATTAGAATTGCTTCAACATCTGGTGCTTCTGAAAACACAATTGTATTCTCCCCTGCTGGTGGTCACTCTCATAACGGTAGAAACTCGTCATTAATTGATTCAACTGCTTACTCAATTTATGATTTCTCTCCGACCTTTGTTGGAACAGAGGTAAATCCAGATAGATCTGTTCGTCAAGAGAATAACCGAATCGCATTTGAAGATTTAATTAAGAGGGTTGTTAATAACTCCGTTCTTGCACCTGCCGGTATCCGCCTAGAGCCGGGGTCATTGAATGGCTCATTAATCATTGCTAATACAATTACAGCAAATCAGCTTGCTGCTAACACAATTACTGCAGCTGAGATTTCTGCAGGAACAATTACTGCTAATGAGCTTTCATCAAACATTGTTCTGATCAACAATAGAATCACAAGTCAAAACTGGAATGGCATTATTGAGTCTAATGGATCAATTTCAAACATAGGAACAGTTGGTTGGGCTATAACAAGCGCAGGAGAGGCTGTTTTTGATTCATCAAAGATTCGTGGTTCGGTTGCTGCAAACTCTCTATTGACTCCGAACCTTACAATCTCAAATACTGGTGCAATAAGTAGCACCAGTTTTAATGTAACTGCTGGTGGAAATGTCACAGCAACTAACGCAAACATTACTGGAACAATTACATCGGGATCAGGAGCAATTGGTGGTTGGACAATTGATACAGCAAGAATATATGGCGGTTCAACATATCTTTATTCCAATGGCAGTATGGCAATTGGAGCTACAACCATTGCTTCCAATGGTCAAATAACCAATGGTGGTTACACACTTTCAGCAGCTGGAGCATTAACAGCAACTGGTGCAAATGTTACTGGAACAATTAACGCTGATTTCGGAAGAATTGGTGGTCTAGAGTTGAGCGGTTCTGACTTATTCGCTGGAGATTATGTTGGGGATAATTCGTATGGTCAGTATGTAAAGTTAGATTCTGTTGGTGAAATACAGGTTTATAGAAAAGATTTTAATTACGGTATTGGTGAATACTATGTAAGAGTTGACATAATGGGTTCGGAACCGGGAATTAAAGTTCTGGGGACTGCAGATGGATCTTATAATGAAACACGAATAGTATCAAGTTTTGTTTCAACCAAGGATGTGATTCTTAATGGAACATCCCTTATAACTAGATTGGCTGGTAAAGCCAATACTCATTCACACCCCTATGCTTCGGATCCTCATAATCATAGCAACTATGTTGCTACAGCTGGAGACACAATGACAGGTACTCTATTTGGAACTAGTATTGATATGTCTAACAACCTTCGTTATGGGGGGCAGGTTTATTCTGATGCTGCAAATGGTTATGCCGAATTCGGAGCCGTTGGCGCACCGGGGAGTGTTGGTGCTTATGTTTTTAGAATTAATCAAGATGAAACCCTTTATAATAAACAAGTTACTAGAGTTTCTACTGATAGACCAATCTATATAAATGCTGCTGGAACTTTATTTACTGGTCCAAACCATTCATCTTTGAAATATAAAGAGGGCGTTATTGACGCAAATATTGATGTAAATAATTTTCTTAATGTTGATGTTGTAAATTTTTACTATAAAGATGAATATTGGAATTTTGAAGGTGCTCCAGAGAAAGAAAAGCAATTAGGTGTTATTGTTGAACAACTTGACAGCCTTGGTCTTACAGATCTTATTGATTACTCCGATGGGGTTCCTAATGGGCTAAATAGTGAATTAATTCCTTTTTATCTATTGCAAACATGTAAAATTCAACAAGTCCAAATAGACGATTTAAAGGCTAGAATACAAGCCTTAGAAGGTGTATAATAGGTAGACATGGCTTACGAAAACTATTCCTTTGTATCTTGGACACCGGGGACACCTATCTCAAGTGACCGTCTGGGTCAGATGTCTACCAATATTGGTCAGGTTAAAGACGCTACCGATGACAACCCCAAGGGTATTATCAAGATCAAGACTATTTCTGGTACAACATTCGGTCCTTACTCATCCTTCAATACGGAGCATGAGATTATTTCCTTGGAGAATGAGGGTGGTGCTGGTGTTAATAACCTTGTTAATGTTGGCGTTAACCGTTATTATAGACTTACTCTTTCATTCCCCGGAATCAGTATCCTGAATGCAGGTGCAGAGGATTCAACTTACTTAATCACACTAAACGAGGGCACAACAGCTGCTCCAGTGGTTCTTTCAACTTGGAAAGCAACAGCTGGTCCATTTACTTTTGTTGATACAAATACTGCTAATGCAAATATTGCAAATCATAAACTTAAATCCTCTTCGTTTGCAACAAGAATTGGTGCAGGAACTTACTCAACAATTTTTGACAGTACAAGTTCTGGTATTACAAATAAAAGATACTATATTGGAATCACAAGAGATGATGGTTCCACTCAGAACAATAACCCAACCTTTCAGATTCTCACTAGCGATGCCAGAATGCAGTTTTATGCAGAAGACATCGGAGGGTCTGTATAACAAATGTCTTCAAGCCCGCTTGCCTCTCAGCGGAAAGACATTCCTTGGACAGATAGATCATCTGTCGGTGATTTAAACCCTAACTATGCAGGTGGAAAATACATAGACGATAAAGGTTATGTCCGAGTTTTAATGCCGGAACATCCTTCCAATATTAAAGGCTATATCTATGAGCATCGTGCAGTCATTGAACACTACCTCCGTAGATTCCTTAATCCGTGGGAAACAGTTCATCACATTAATGAAATTAAAAGTGATAATCGTGTAGAGAATTTGTTTCTTTGTACACACCCTGAACATAGTGCAATTCATAGAGAAGGAAAGCGCCCAACTCAGGATCATCGTGATAAGCTACGAGCCAATATGAAACAAAGAAAAAAGGTTGTAAAGAAGAGCTTGAAACCTCGTTTTGATGCCCGACCAAAAAAAAACAATTTTGAGTGAAAAACGCATTCTTTGCGTGTACAATTATCCTTATGAAAATTTGTGAAACCGAAGGATGCCCATTGGAGTTTGAACCCAATACGGCAAATCAAAAGTATGCAGACGCATCGTGTAGAAAATCAATCGACACAATGGGTCTTTGTAAATATAGAAAAGAGAATGGATTAGTTCCAATGCCTAAAGATGCATTAACAGGGGGGGAACCCCAAACAGAAACAGAATTGAAGATTAGCTATACGAAGCTTCTTCAGGAATATGAGAAGATTAAGACAAAGGAAGATCATCTTGCCAATGCCGTGTTCAGAGCGGTTAAAGAAGGATTGTCTGACTACAAGTATGTCCCTATTCCAAAACCCCCTGCTGACCGTAGGAAGGGCACTGAGGAGGTTGCAGTCGCTGTCATCGCAGACTGGCAATTGGCTAAGGTTACTCCTGACTATAACACTGAAGTCTGTGAACGCAGAATTGACCAGTACGCAGACAAGATTATTCACCTCACTGAGATTCAAAGACAAGACCATCCTGTGCGTGAAATTCGCATTTGGGCACTGGGAGACATTGTTGAGGGTGAGCTAATCTTTCCCGGACAAAGCTTCCTTGTAGATGGTGGTTTGTATCGTCAAATTACTGTTGATGGTCCAAGAATCATGAAGAACTTTATTACGAAGATGCTTGCCAACTTTGAGAAGGTTACATTTGTCGGGGTCATTGGTAATCATGGTTCCATTGGTGGTCGTGCAAGGCGTGATCATGACCCAGAAACCAATGCTGACAGAATGCTTTATCGTATTGTTGAACTGATGTTTGACGGAGAAAAGCGTATCTCTTTTAATATTCCGGATGGTCGTGGTGAACGCCATTGGTATGCGATTGATTCAATTGGCAAGTATAAGTCATTGCTTATACATGGAGATCAGTTCGGTAGTCTTTCGTCATTCTATTCTTTTCAGAAGAAAGTTTATGGATGGAAGATTGGAGGAATTGAACGCAAAGATAATGATGGGAATCTTATTGATGAGTTCAATGATGTTTACTTTGGACACTTCCATACTCCAACAAAGATGACATTTAATACAGTGCAGTGTCGTATTTCTGGTAGTCCAGAATCAACTAACACTTATGCTATTGAGGTTCTAGGAGCTGTTGGTCAAGCTTCACAGCCTTTGATGTTTGTTCACCCCGAGAAGGGTATTGTCACAGCAGAGTACACTTGCTGGTTGGATTGATAATTAAGTTTATAGAAATGAATATAGAGAGTAAGAGATGCTAACAGCAAAACTGATTCAAAATAAATTCTATTTGTATTCCGGGACTATCGTTAAAATCAAGAAAATAAATAAATCTGTAAATAAGATTTATGTTGAAAAGCTTATTGATGATTCTAGGGTTGTTATTCCATTCCAACAAAATGAGCTTCTTTTAAAGCGTATTTATACTGTTGGTGAAGTTGCTAAGATTGTTGAAAGAAGACCCGATACAATACGGAAGTACGAAAAGAGAGGGTTGATACCAAGTGCAGAAAAATTTGGTTCTGAATACGGTGCGTATTCCTCTTGGCGGTACTATAATGAAGACGATGTTTATCAGATGGTGGAGTTTTTTAGCTCCAGAAATCCGGGTAGACCAACGAACGATGCTGGTATCAGCATTGATAATAAAATAAAAACACTAAACAATAAAGTTAAGTTAACAACAAAGGAGCGTTATGTCTCAGGAAAATGAAATTGAAATTTGGGCATCTATCGGTGTTACCAAAAATCTTGGCAACTACGAATCACTTAGGCTAGATGCCGGTGCAAGAACCAAAGCTTCATCCACAGAGGATGAGAAGGCTTGGGAGAAACTATGGGCATCCATTGATGCTCAGATTGAAGCGAAACTCCAAGAACTGGATAATGGCACTAGCAAGTAACTGGAAGAGAAATGCACTCTGTGCGAGCGATCCTAAACAGTACACTTGGTGGTCTTATGATAAAGACGACATTGCTTATGCAAAACAAGGTTGTTCTCGTTGCTCGGTTCGTAGAGAGTGCTTTCTTTCAGCTTGGGAATCGGATGAATTCTATGGTATCAATGGTGGAATCTCAGAGTTTGAGTTTCTGTTAAAGACATGGAAGAAGTCCAAAAAGGAATCCAATGTTAACTGGAAAAGAACTGATAGAGATCTTCAAAGAATCATGCGAGAAATCGCATAAGCTTTTTATACCAGACTCTCCAAGGCAAGAATCCGTTGCGGATGCCTTGGCAAAACATTATGATAGTGAAATACTTGAAAAAGCCGTTAACTATTATATTAAAAAAAATCACGGTCCATTTTTAATCTTTGACTTTGCCATTGAATCACGCACAGTGTTTGATAAGGTAAAGTTTGAAGAGGAAGCAAAAAACCGTTTCCGCAACTTAGTAAAAGAAACCCACGACAGATTGGCATCTGATGAACTATGAAGTTCGACTTCTTAATTCCATTATTGACACAAAAGATTTCGCATCTGCGGTTAATGGTGGTGTTGAGAATATGTTTATTGAATATCGTGATGTATGGAACTTTGTTGTTTCGCATTATGACCAACACAAGAAAGTACCATCCAAAGAAACTGTAAAGCAGCACCATCCAGAATTTGAATTCTTTGCTACTCCAGAGCCATTATCCTATTATCTTGAGGAAGCTAAAAAGGAATCACTGTCTTATCAGACAAGAGTGATTGTTTCCAAAGCTAATTCAATCCTTAATGACTCTGGACCGAAAGAATCACTTTCGTATTTAATGGAAAGCACATCTAAGCTTTACAAGTACGCAAGTAATCTTAAAGACACAGACCTTGCTGGCGAGTGGCGTGATAGATACGAAGACTTGAAGGAGCGGTCAATCAAGGGTGCTGGAGAACTACAAGGTATTCCTAGTGGTATTGGTGTAATTGATAAATCGTTTGGTGGTTGGCAACCCGGAGACTTTATTGTTCTTCTCGGTTGGACAGGTGTTGGTAAGTCATTCATCGCTAGATTGTTTGCGGTTAACGCTTGGAAAGCTGGCTACAGACCACTGATCATCTCTCTTGAAATGAATAAACAACAAGAGGGTCAGCGTCTTGACACACTATTGAACAATGGTGAAGGTCACTTTACTAACACAGACTTGGTTCGTGCTAACCCTAATGTTGTTGATGGTTATGAGAAGTGGGCAGAGGAAACCTTTGCGGGTAAGCATGCTATCCATCTTGTTACATCAGAGGGGCTGGAGACAGCTGACCAGAACATGGTGCAAGCAAAGATTGACCAGTATCAACCGGACATTGTAATCCTTGACTATCACGGTCTATTTGACGACTCAAGCGGTGCGAAGAATGAAACAGAGAAGGCTAAGAACCTTTCTAAGGCATTCAAACGCATGGCTGTTAAGAACGGGGTGCCAATCATTGATGTGGCAGCAGTAACTATGAATGATGGTCACTCAGAGCGACCACCAGAATTAGAAGAAGTCGCTTGGAGTAAGCAGTTGGCATATGATGCTGACTTAGTGTTGGCAATCCATCGTGATTACAACTCTGACTTATTCCAAGTGGTATCAAGGAAGGTAAGGCGGTCAACTCATTTTGGTTTTCTCCTTCGTTGGAATTTAGACACAGGAAAGTGGGCAGAAGAATGGGATCTGTAAAGAATAAGAAAAAGAATGTTCTCTACGGGGAAGCTCAAGACATTGAGACAATCATTAGGCTAAGACCTTGGATTGAGGATGAATGTCGTAAGAAATACGGAGACTTTAGAAAGAGTGATCTTGTAACAGATTATGATGCAAAGACAGACATTTTCAAGTTCAAGCTCTTCTTTCACAAGTAAGATGGAAGATGAAATTCGTAAGCTATTTGATAGTTACAACATTGATGTAGCCTCAGATAGTGGTAATGAATTTAATATCTACTGTCCATTTCACAAGAACCTCCATAGTCCAGCTTTCTTTATCAACAGGAAAACTGGGCTGTGGCAGTGTTTCAACCCCTCTTGCGCTAAGCGAGGAAACTTTAGACAGCTTTATCGTCAGATAACAGGCAAGCCATACGGCAAGAGCATAACTCTTGACTCGGCTGCTCTGACTAATGAAATTGAAAGAGGATTCCGGGGCAAGGTTATCTCAAATGAGATTGATATTGATTCTGTCGCTGTTGATTATGACAACAACGATGAAACAATGTTACTGTCTAAGTTCCTTGATAGAGGTTTATCCCTTGACACGATGGACCATTTTGAGATTGGCTTCTCCAGAGTTAAGGAGAGAATTGTTATTCCAGTAAGAGACCCCAACTACAAGCTGGTTGGTTTTATTGGGAGAGCAACGACTGATGAACAAGAGCCTAGATACTTATACAATAAAGGATTCAAGCGAGCTGATGTGTTATTCAATATTCAGAATGCAAAGAAACACCCTAGTTGTATAATTACAGAAGGCAGTGTTGACGCAATGATGGTTCACCAAGCTGGCTACCCTAATGTTGTGTCAACACTCGGTGCTCAAGTTAGCAAAAATCAAATAAAAATGCTCAAAAGGTATTTTGACGAATTAATTATATTTTCCGACAACGATGACGCAGGAATCGCCATGAAGAATGATATAATAAACCTCTGCCGAGGCAAAGTTCTTTCCGAGGCAAAGATAGCTGATGGTTGTAAAGACCCCGGCGAAATGAAAAAAGAACAAATCACACACAGTATTGAAAACAAAATTTCAATCATATAACAAAAGGAAAACAACATGACATTTGCAAGTATTAAATCACTTCAAGACCTCGAAAAGAGCGTCACACCTACACAAAACAAACAAGGAACTGGAATCAAGAAGTATTTCAGCCTTTCATCAGGAGATTCATTTAAGATTCGTTTCCGTCAGGAACTTACTGAAGATGCATCATTCTTTGATGAAGAGGTTGGTACAGGAATCACTGTTCCTGTTGTAACATCACCTATTAACTGGAAATGGCGAGCAGCTTCTACTTCCTCACTAGAGAAGTTTAACTATCGTTGTTGGGCAACCGAACAGGCTGTCCATGACAAGGCTTGGAAGCCAAAGCCCCATTTGCTTATCAACATCGCTGTTGAGATTGAACCCGGAGTTTGGGAGCCTCGTGTCCTAGATACGACATTCAACCAGCGCCATATCGGTATGATTCTTATTGAATATGCAAAGGAATTCGGAACGATTACTGACCGTTACTACAAGTATTCACGCACAGGATCATCTGCATCAGATACAAACTACAGTTTGATTCCTCTTTCGCAAGGAGAGATGCCATCTGAAATTACTGAATTGCCGATGCATCAGCTTGATAGCATGTACCTCACTCTCTCTTATGATAAGCAAGAGAAGTTCTTTACTACTGGAGAAATTGCCAAAGATTCTTGGTGATTAATTAACTGCTACGGTAAAGCCCCGCCTACAAAGCGGGGCTTTATTCGTATGAAGGCATAAATGAAAAACAAAAATATTGTTCTTGACCTTGATGGTGTTATTGCTGATATTGCTTCGTCAATTGATGAGTATATTACATTTACTGGTGTAAAAGAGCGTTACGACTATACACATTGGTTAACATCTGATCATGATGATGAAGAAGCAATGAAGCTATTTAATGATCCTATGTTCTGGAAGAACTTAAAGCCGTATGAAGATGCTTGGCATCAAGTTAATAAGTGGTTTAGTGATGGAATCGATGTCCATATTGTTACTGCAAGAAGATGTGATGCTGCAATCAAGAACACATCTCCTTGGCTTGATGGATGGAGGATTGCAACGCTTGAACCTGTGTTCACAGGAATCCATGAAAAATACAAAGTAATCAAAGATATCAATCCACAATTTGTTGTTGAGGATAATCCCAACGAAGTTCAAATTTTAATTGATAACGGAGTGAACGCTTTTCTCAGAAAGCAGTGGTACAATGAGCCATACTGGGAAACCTTACCGACCATAGAAACCTTATACGATATAGATTGGAACTAAGTGACTGATTTCGTACACTTACACTGTCATTCCGAGTACTCACTCCTTGATGGAATGTCAACCCCCACAGAGATTGCAAAAATCTCTAGCACGAATGGTCAATATGCTGCTGCAATTACTGACCACGGCACGATGGGCGGTGTCTTGAAGTTTCAAGATGCTTGCAATAAGCAGAGCGTAAAACCAATCTTTGGTGTTGAAGCTTATTTTGTTCCGTCTATCAACACAGATGCTCAGACAAAGTATGAGAGATTTCATTTGATTCTTCTTGCGAAGAACAACACTGGTCTTCAAAAGCTTTTTAGAATCTCACAAACTGGTTGGACAGATAACTTCTACTACAAGCCTCGTATTGATTTCAATCTTCTTGAAGACATGGTTGATGATGACATCATTGCATTGTCCGGTTGCATGGGCGGTCCAATTTCAAAAGCTATTGAGGCTGGCAACTATTCACGAGCAGAAGAATTATCTGAACGGTTTATCAAGATCTTCAAGGATGACTTCTATTACGAAGTACAGGCTTGGAATCCAAAGAACCTAAACGACTCACTTATCAATCTTGCTAGTACCTATGGTAAAAAAGTTGTAGCAACTGCTGATTGCCACTTCCCTACACACGATGACCGTGGACCAGAAGAAGTTCTCCTAATGGTTTCTCAATACCCAAGTTTAAATGCGGGTGATATTCGTGTTGCTCAGCAGAATCTTCATGTCATCCATGATGAGAACGCAAGTGTCATTGACAAGATGAACGCTATGTACCCAGAACGCTTCTTGCGGTTTGACCACATCAATCCATACATTGCTAAAGCTGATGTTGTTCAGTCATGGTTCAAGGATGCTGGTTACGATAATATTGAATACCTTGAGAACACAATGGAAGTCGCTGATAAATGCACAGCGACAATTGCGACTAAGAGAAACCTTCTCCCAAAGTATTCCAAGGTTCTTGATTCAAACTTCTATCTGAGAGAGATTGCTGAGTTTGCAATTCAGACAAACAAGCTTGGTGCTGAGTATCAGGAAAGACTTAATGAAGAACTTGGAATCATTGAACAACTTGGCTTCTCTGATTATTTCTTGATTGTATGGGATTTGGTTAAGTGGGCTGATGAGAACGATATTGGTCGTGGTACAGGGCGAGGTTCTGTTGGTGGTTCTGTGCTTGCTTATCTTCTTGATATCTCAAAGGTTGACCCATTGAAATATGGACTCCTCTTCTCACGATTCATTAATCCAGAACGAAATGACTATCCGGACATTGACTTGGACTTTGAGGACAAGCGCAGAGGGGAAGTACGAAACTACCTCCGTGATAGATGGGGTCATGACAATGTTGCTGCTATTTCAACATATGGTGGATTCAAACCTAAGTCTGTAATTAAAGATATCTCTCGTGTCTATCAAGTTCCATTTGCTGAGATTAACAACATCACTCCATACTTTGAAACATTGCAGGAACTTGAAACATCACCTAAAGGCAAGATCTTCTGTAGTAAGTACCCAGATATCATTAAGCTTGCAAAGAAACTTGAGGGTCGTATTCGTAACTCAGGAATCCATGCTGCTGGCATGGTTGTTTCATCAATCCCTCTAAGCGATGTTTGCCCTGTTGAGACAAAGAAAGATACAAGTGGAGAAGGTCGTTCTATTGTTACTGCTTTTGACATGGAAGATGCAGAGGCAGTTGGTCTGATTAAAATCGATGTTCTCGGTCTAAAGACCGTTTCTGTTATTAAAGATTGCATCGCAAAGATTAAAGAAAATCGGGGCATTGATGTTAGTCAGCTTTCATTAGAATTAGATGACCCAGAAGTATTTAAGAACTTCAATGATGGAAATACAGTAGGTATCTTCCAAACAGATGCTGCTGCTTATCGTAACTTGATTGAAAGAATGGGTATTGATAACTTCAATGACCTTGTTGTATCTAACGCACTTGTAAGACCGGGAGCCTTGTTATCGCAGGGTCAGGTTTATATTGACTGTAAGAAGGGGATAAATGCTCCAAAGTATCCACACCCTATTGTTAAAGATATCCTTGAGGAAACATACGGAACGGTTATCTTTCAGGAACAGTTAATGCAAATGGCTGTACTCCTTGCTGACTTCACATGGTCAGAGGCTGACAAGCTTCGTAAGATCATTGGTAAGAAGAGAGATGCTGCTGGATTTGATGAGTACAAAGAAAAGTTTGTTAACAATAAATATATTAAGAAAGCAGCAGCTGAGAAAATCTGGGCGGAATTTGAACTAGCAGCCTTGTATATGTTTAACAAGTCTCACGCTGTTGCTTACTCCATGCTTTCTTATCAGACCATGTGGTTGAAGATTCATTACCCAATTGAATTCATTTGGTCACTTCTATTTAATGAATCAGCAGGTGACAAGATTACGGCTTATTTGATGGAAGCGCAAAGGGTGGGCGTAAAGATACTAGCACCTGATGTGAATCACTCGGATGAATATTTTTCGGTAAGCATCAAGGGCGAGGAGGAGTCAATTCAGTTCGGATTGTCTAATGTTGCCGGATGTGGTAACTCAGCTATCAAGGAGATTTTTGAAAAGCGACCATTTGATTCGTATGAGGAGTTTACTAACAAATGCAGAAAGTCTGCGGTGAAGGTAACTGTAAGAGAAAATCTAGAGAAGGTAGGGGCATTTAAATCTTTGGGTCATGTCTCGGCTTACGATCACGAGAAGTATTATCTTCCTGTATTGGGTTTCTCACTTAACACTAATGGTGAACAGAATGAAATGGATGAGTTTGTCGGGAAGCTTGCAGACTTCCACGAAATTACCTCACCATTGACGCTGGTTAAGGCTGTGGTGCGTTCTACAAAGAAAACGCCTCAATACCTCCGTATTGAGTTTGAAGACCATTCTGGCTCGTCTACGGTGTTTGCTGAGCGTAATACCGAACTTGCCACACGGGACTATATTTATGCTCTTATCGGGGATAGAACATTGCACGACTTCTGTGATGCATATGAGTATTACGATTCAAGCTTGTATAACTTCATGATGCTACGGGCAAAGGGACATGACCACGATTACGGCTGGTTGCATAAGACGGGTCTTGGAACTGCTGAGCAGGAAAAGACGCTGATGTATATCTTCCATATGCGCAAATTCATTACATCCACCGAGAAGGAAATGGCGAACCTCTACTGCTGGGATGGGGAGAAGATTTTCAAGGTCGTGGTGTTCCCGAACACGCTAAAGAAGATTAAAGGTATTCTTCAGACCAAGACATGGTTTGCAGCGAGGTTGGAAAAGATTGAAGACCAAAAGACACTGACACGATTGGACTCTTACAAGGTTGAGAGTGATAGTGGTATTATCT